CGCTGTCGCGGCCCCTCAAAATTCTTCCGAAGAAACCGAATTTTACCGGCGCGGAAAAAAGGTTCTAGGCGACGGGTCCGGCGGGTTGATCAAAAACCTACTGAAAGCGAAGGGTGAAAATCTAGCGCTAGCGCGCGCCGCGCTTGAGCAAGCATCCACCAAAGCAAATCCCAGGGAATACATCGGCGCGATCATCAGGGGGCGAGGTAATTCGCCTGAGGATTTGAGAGCGAGGGGGGAAGCATGGTGATTGAACAACTCGAACGGTTAGGGATACGGGCGCGCAATAAAATTGGGGAACAGCGCGTCCAATGCCCGCGGTGCAGTCCGACTCGCCGGAAGAAATTTGACAGATGCCTTGGGGTAAATATCGATGGGGATTCAGGAAAGTTCAATTGCTGGCATTGCGGTTGGTCCGGCGCCGTCTTCGCGGATCAGCCCGTCAGCGGCGGAATGGGTGCAAGAAAATCGCGCGATAAGCCAGGAGACTTTGGCGCTGCTGGGCGTCGCCTCCGGTACGGCGTTCTTTCCTGACCTGAAAGCTAAAAGTGAGGCGGTATTTTTCCCATTCCGCGAGGGATGGAAAGCCCGCGCATATCCCGGCAAATCATTCGTGGCAGGAGGGGGATTCAAGCTTTCCTTCTGGAACATCGATCGCGTTTTAAGCGCGGCCCCGAAAGAGGTTTATATCGTTGAGGGCGAGCTTGATGCCTGCGCCTTAGTAGAGGCCGGTATTCCGCCAGATCGCGTTCTTTCGGTCCCAAATGGCGCGAAGGAAAAAGCTGCGGACAATCCGGCTGACATGCGTGGTTATAGCTACGTCAAGGAAACGCTGGAAGCTGGGCTTTCGAAGGTAAAAAAGTTTGTTTGGTGTGGCGACTCGGATGGTAACGGGCACGCATTGCGGGCCGATATGGTCAAGCTGCTTGGCGCGGCTCGTTTCTGGTTTGTTGACTGGCCAGAAGGCATCAAAGACGCCAACGAACTTCTGATCAAGGACGGTCCAGAGGCGCTCGCCGCACTCGTTACTGATGGCGCGTTGCAGTGGCCCGTCGCCGGAATATATCGGCTTAGCGAGCTTCCTGAACCTGCCCCGTTGGTGTTGTGGAATCCCGGCTTCCCGGAATGGGAAAACAAGGTTCATCTCGCTCCGCGCACGTTGAGCGTTGCGACCGGCCATCCCGGTCACGGCAAGACGGCGCTATGGGGGCAGATTTGGTTTCAAATCATCAAGCAGTACGGCGTGCCGGCGTGCATTGCCTCATTCGAGACAAGAGCAAAGCCGCATTTGCGTCGCCAAATCCGAACGCTCCTAACCGGCATATTGGAAAAGGATATGTCGTCAGAGGATATGGTTGCTGCCGACAATTGGATTAACGAGCGATATTTGTTTCTCGTTCATCCCGAGCAGCGCCCAACCTTGGAATGGTTTCTGGACATGGCCGAGGTGGCAGTTGTCCGGCACGGGGCCCGCATCATCCAATTAGATCCATGGAATCGGCTAGAGGCATCTCGCGGGCGGGATGAAAGCGAGACGGAATATATCGGCCGCTGCCTCCGAACACTCCACACCTTTGCCCATGACATGAATGTTCATGTTCAGATTCTGGCGCATCCCGCGAAGATGGATGGAACACGGCGCGGGCAGGCCCCTGGCCTTGAGGATATTTCAGGTTCGAAGAACTGGGAAAACATGGTGGATCAGGGCTTTGTGGTTCACCGCCCCGAAATATTCGACGGCACCAATCGCAAGACAGAGGCGCATCTTTATCAGCGCAAGGCGCGCTTTGAAGAGCTTGGCTATCCCTGCAAATTGAAGCTGGATTTTAAACTTAGCCAAGGCCGTTACGTCTCGGCTGATTATGCTTTTTGACACCACACCCGGAGCGGGGACTCCGGCCACAACCACAGGGGCTGCCCGATGCTAGACCAACCGACTAAGACTACTGCCGAACACTGGGCTGTGGCCCGTGTTTTTTCACAGCAAGCCCATCGCATCCGAGCCAAGGCTGAGGGGATGGATTGCGGCGTATCGATACCCACGTTTAGGCGCGTAAGGTATTTGGGCGGCAAAGAGGATAGAACCACGCGGCAATTACTGCCCGGGTATTTGTTCGTGCGTTTGACCCCTGATGATCACTACCGCATCGTCAACCTGGATGGCGTCTACAACCTCTTGCCGATTGCCGTGAGGGGCGCTGAACGGCTTGCCGAAGAAATGGCGCTGCTGAACAAGGCGGCCATGGAAGGGGCGTTTAACGAGATTGAGGCGTTGCCCGGTCGCGCGCGCCAAGCCCCACGTCGCCCCAGGCCGTCCAAGAGGGTCAGGAAGCGTCTGCGAGCTTCTAGGGGTCATACCCCATACCCCAATGGGGTATAACTAACGTAGACCCGGTTTCTGGTCGTTTAAACGGCATTCTACAGGGGATATTGATGACAGACATCGCCGATATCACACGGCGTAGCGTTGAGTTGGAGAAAATGGATGCGGCGCGGCAGGCCCTTGATGAGGCTGCCAACGCGCTGGAATTACTCGGCGGGGCCGATCAGTATCAGCGCGCCTATCGTAAGGCGGCTGATTTTTTGCGGGCGTTTAGGTGGCGTCCGGTAAATTCTGGTAAAATTTTGGAATGACAAGTCGTAACTCAATGATGATGTTCATGGCACAGCACGAAGAGAGGCGGACTGTGTGCCGTTTACAGGTGTTGTGCGGAGCGAAAACCGCTCTGTAGCAATCCCTCTTCATGTTCTGATTTTCGTCTTTCTTCCCCCCAAACTTAACCGCTCTCCGGAGCGGTTTTTCTTTTTGGAGTTTTGGTCGTGCCAGCGGGTAGACCGTCCGATTATAGCCTGGAAATCACCACGGCGATTTGTGTCCGCCTCGGCCTGGGCGAGAGTTTGCGCGAGATTTGCCGCGACGAAAAAATGCCGGACAAGGCGACGGTCATGCGCTGGCTCGCACAGCACGCAGAATTCCGCTACCAGTACGCGGGCGCGCGAGAGGCACAGGCAGACTACTACGCTGAAGAGATTATAGAAATTGCCGATGACGGCACGAATGACTGGATGCAGCGCCAGCGTGGCGAGGGTCAGTCCGAGGAAGTCGAGAACAAGGAAGTTCTAAATCGCTCCCGGCTTCGCGTCGACACACGGAAGTGGCTGATGGCGCGGATGGCGCCGAAGAAATACGGCGATCGGGTCATGCAGGAAGTTTCGGGGGCCAATGGCGGCCCCCTAGAAGTCACCTGGAAAATGCCCACGGAGGCGAAGAAAGAGTAATTTGCGCGACAATTCGCGGCAAATCACTTACAAATAAGCGGGCCGAAACAGCGTTTGCACCGCCGATCCGGCCCTAACCACACTAGCTGCAGGAACAGCGAGCATGGCTGAAGAAGATATAATTATTAAAATCATTACTAAGCAAGATGCCCGCGCGAGCGGATTGAGCCGTTATTTCACCGGCAAGCCGTGCACGAATGGTCATTTGTGTGAGAAATACGTTTGTAATGCACGCTGCGTGGAATGTTGCGAAGCATATAGAAAAAATCATCCTGTACAAAGGCAGCTCGCAGCTAAGCGCTACAATCAAAAACATGCTGAGAAATTAAAGGTTTCAGCTCGCGAGCGCAAACTTCGGCGTCGCGCTCGTGATCCGCTCACGTTCAATGCTAAGCGCGCACAATACCGCACCAAGCATGCGATACGTTTGCAGGAAAAAATAGCTGGTCGCCAAAAACCAATGCTCTGCGAGGCTTGCGGAGATTCATATCCAAAAATTGTTTTTGATCATTGCCATAAGAGCGGGAAGTTCCGCGGTTGGGTTTGTGATCCTTGCAATAAGGCGATGGGCCTGTTGAGGGACAATCCTTCGAAGCTTCTTGCGTTGGTATCCTACCTTCAGAGGCATATATGAAACTTTCTTCTTCTGATCGCTCTGCTATCCCTGCCGGACAGTTTGGTTTGCCTGCACAGCGAAAGTATCCGATGCCGGATGCTTCTCATGCCGCCAACGCGAAAGCTCGTGCCTCGCAGCAGTTCAACGCTGGCCGTTTGTCGGGCGCGCAGAAAGCGCAGATCGATAAAAGGGCTGATGCAAAACTCCACCCAAGAGTTCACGCTCTTAGCATGGCCTCTGCTTCGCATCTCCACACGCACGGTTACATCAGCGCAGCGCAGCACCAGTCAATCAAAAGCCAGGCGCAGGCCAAGATGAACGCGGCGAAGGCAGCGCCGCCGGCTGTGTTTGGTAGTTTGGTGCCGCGCTAAGCTATCATGCGCGACCGCTCCACTTTCCTTTACTTCGAACCCAAGCCGGACACGCCAGAACATGCGCAGTGCGAAACCTGCTGTAACTGGAATCCGAACAAGCTGTGCTTCTGGCTCGGCAAGAACGACCATCCCGACGGCGATGATAGTTGCGGGATGTACGGTCAGGGCAAGCCGTCAACCGATATCGTACCGACCGGCCAGTATACGCCGAAAGACGTCGGCCTCGTCTCGGAACAGACGAGATGCGAAAACTGCAACGCCTTCGATGCTCGCGACAAGACCAATCTGCATTGCGATCTCTATGTCCAGCTTAACCGTATATTCCCGCGGCTGTTCAAACTCGACATCAAGGTCAAGCCGCACGGCTGTTGCAACGCGATGGAGCCTGGCACGCGTGATCCTAAGCAGTTTGGTCCTTATGGCCCGATACCCGATGCGGATG